TCATATGTGTGACTGTGTGAACCAGCAGCACTTGTAGCAACAAGGTAAAGTGCATGACCGTGGTCTGCATGATTACTAAGAACAGGCTGTGTAACCGTAGGAGCCGTGTGAGTATACGCAGAAATGTTGTGAACGTGAACCGCAAGGTTTGCTGTAGTCAACGTGACTGTCGCCGCACCTGCTGTAGCAACAATAGCACTAGCGGCATGACCGTAAGGGAACTTGCCAACAAGGTCGGGAAGATTGAATGTTGTAGAACCATCGCCAACGCCATAGCGTGTAGCGATGGCTGCAAATAAACGAACATACAGAGGGTTTGTTCTAGAAATAGCGGTACCATCACAAACAATATATCCAGTTGGCGCCGTGGCGCCACCATACGCAGAGATAACGCCTGCGGGTTGTAGATTGTCAACATAATATTTGCGTGTAAATTGATTATCCAAAGTAGGGTTGGTCGCTGGTCCCGAAGGGATAACAGTAAACGCGACAGTTGCGTCTCTGGTTATAACGTCGGTATTAAGAAAGTTAACCAATGAAGTAAAATTTGAGTTTACCTGAACGGCATCAGCATTAGATCCATTAGTAAAAACATTAGAGACTGCTGCGGTTGCCATTATGCACGCACCTTTCTTGGGTTAAATTTGTAGGTGATAGAGTTCAAACCCCAAGGTTTTCCATCTACACCGCGAAACACTATTTGCAAAGACCTGGATAAACCCAAATTTTTGCCTTGAACAAAAATAGAACCATCGGGACTTTCTCCCCAGTCTGCTTCATTCCAACCGTCATAGGCGTCAGGTTCAACGCCGACAGTACGCCACATCAAACTGTCGCCAATTCCAACTACTTCAATAGTAAAACTTCTTTTAATCAAACCTTCAGTCCAATTGTGATAAACCTCAACCAAGGTGGATGAATCGACAGCAACACGTTTCATGATAAGGTCGGGTCTACGCCACATTTTTTTGGCAGAAATATTGTCTGCGTCATACCATTTTGTAGTATAATATGAAGCAAAATTGCTTAGACCAGCGCCAACATCATCTTGCGTTACATTAAGTTGGTCACATTTCAAAATGTATGCGTTAGCGGCGTGCGCGGCAAAAAGAAAAGTTTGACCGCTTGAAGAAATAAATTGACATCCTGCACCTACACCACGACTATCAGAAGTTTGGTACCTAGTCCAAGCACCATTATTAATAGACTCGTCATAAATATAATTTTCAGTAATTGTTGTATCATTATTTTTAGGTAATCCAAGCCATATTCTTCCATCGAGTACCGTGACACGAATTGCGCTTTGCGCAACTTCGTTTACGGTTCTATCTTGCAAAATGGGACGTATGTTGGCAAAAATGTCTTGAAAAGTCTGTCCATCAAATTTGTATAACCCATGAGACCATGAAAAAAAATAAACAGCACCTTCAGTTACCGCGACAGCAAGGGAGTTTGTTGCGCCAATCATATTGGTCAAATTTGTAACAATAAAAGTTTCAGCGGTATCGCCAGTAATTGACCATACCGAATTTCTTTTAAACACAAGCAAAGCCCCGTTAAAAACGCACATTGCCGTAATGCCATCTCCCCCATCGGGTATGTCAATGAAATCTAGTTCTCGCCAACTTTCGACATTTAGCGGATGTGAAAAACGCAACCTATTTGGCATTTGTGTTGCAATTTCCGTAGTATTTCCGCACCACAACATGCTTGCATAAATAGCACAAAATTTTGCTCTTGGCATTTCTCCACCAGTAGGCAGGGCAAAGTCTTCGTTATAAGAACCAGTTGGATCTGCCATGGGGTGTACGGTTGTCCCAATAATTCTTTTTGACTCGAGACTACCTATTGCAACATACAGGCTATTAACATTGGCTGCAGTCCAAGATGCAAACGATGGTCCATCGGGTGCATCCGTGGTTACAGCAAACGAACTAAACGCACCGCCCGAAGAATGATATATCCCATTATTAATACCGACAACAACACGAGGAGTAGTCCCTTCCCAATAAAAAACATTTTTAGTTACAGCACTGCCATCAGTGATTCCACCTATTGCTGCAGTATTAAACTTTGTCATACCACCGCGAACAGTTAAACCGCCACGTGGATCCACGTCAACATTTAACAAGTCTGGTGATTCGTTCTTACCCAACTGAAAAGCGTCCGTACGCAAATTGAGCCCACCAGTAAAGTCTGATACGCTATTTTGTAAAAGCCTACTCATTGACCAAGATTCCTTCCAAGTGATTCCATCCAATAAGAATGACTTAACCCTGGAACACCATCCGACAAAGCCAAGGGACGATGAGAGGAAGGTTTCATGATATCTGAATGAGCAAGCATTACCGCTTCATCAAAACTTTTACGATAGAAACTAGCCAACTCAACGTCTTCCTGCAATTGGTACACTTGTGAAACGCCGTAATATACGAGAGCATTATGAAAACGCTCATCAATATCTACTTCTGTCGAGTCATTTAGATGCCAATTAGACGACTTTCTGTATCCCCTAATGATCAGGGGATAAACCTGTTCGGGTTTTGGCCACAGATGAATCTGTTCTTGCCACAAAGTAAAATACATCGGTCTTGATGGCGAGTCGTTATCGCCAAGCCAAATCTTTTCTGCATCATCGTAACTAATCCATTGCAAACGATTACCAATAGTTGAAGTGTCAACTATTGATGTTATTTCACGAATGTTGCCCGCACCAATAGCGGAGACAGCATAGGCGCGTTGGTTGGCAACAGTACTGAGAGTAGTCGACAGTTGATAGAACGGCCAACGTCGCTCTAGGGAGACAATGCGATCAAAGCCATCTTTAATGTATAGTTGTATTAATGTATCTGAAAGATCAGTTGCGTCAAGGTCAACAATCTCGCGAATTTTAGTTCTTATTTCAAGAAGGTTCAATTAAGGAGTCCTTTGCCATTGAGCGAAGATGCCCTATACAGAAGTCTGTTCCCTTCGCTCGAGCACCTCTACATGTTTCTTCATTAGCCATACACAAAGTATGACCTAAGTACGGCATACCACCAGGGGCAGCAGGCACCGCACCTTCCAGTCCGTACTGTCGTTGCCCTCGTGTTGCAGATTCACCGTAGAGTGAATATGTTGGCACCGAACCTTTGATCATACTTAGTAGGCGCCCTTAGGTGTTTTGCCTTTAGGTGCTTTGCCTTTAGATCCTTTGCCCTTAGGTCCTTCACTGCCACCATATTTGCCTTGCAACGATGACTTGCGTGAAGCAGCGGTCTTTGATCTGCTATCGCCACGGCTAGTGCCTTTAACATCTTCAGCACGTAACCAGCGACCAAATTCCTGCCAAGATGCAGATTTTGCAGTTGACTTCGCTACTTTAGCGGCGCCAGCAGAAGCATCTGCGGAACGTCCTGTACGAGTGGCTGATTTGGATTTGGCAGGTGGTTTTGGATTCTTTGGTGGCATTGCCATTAGTGGGCCTTCTTTCGAGTCTTAGTTGTTTGTTTAGGTAAAAAATTGGCGGCTTTGCCCGCTTTTGGCATTGTGGGCAATTTGCCCTTGCCGCCCTTGCCCTTAGGTGGAGTAGCCATAATCAGCGCTGTCCCCTAGAGGTGACATATGACTGAGTTTGCTTATCTTCGTCTTTCTTAACAGCCTTAAAAGAAGCCTTAAGAACACGCTGAGGAGAAACACTTCCCCCATGAAACTTGGGATACGTATCAGTTGATGAAAAACATTTACTCATTAGAGTTCCTTTCGGATTGGACGATTGGCCCGGGGTTTCCCCCGGGCACAATCACTTGTAACAATTAGGCACTCTTAGCGGTAAGTTTGCCTTGCTTCTTTGCGTTGCGGACTGTCAAGTTGCCGTAGCACAAGATGAGCGCAAAGCGAGCATCCTGTGCGGTAGGACGGACGAAGTCCGTGTGAGCAAACCACTTCTCGCTGTGACCAACGAGAGTCAAATACTTGCTGTTCAGGAAGTAGACCTCGCCTGCAGGGCAAGCGGTGTCGTACATGACTGGAGCAGACTTGAACAACAAGTTTTGGAATCCTGCATTAGCGGTCGCTGTGTCCGTGTAGCGCAAGTTCGGTATCAGCAATGACTCGTACTTCTCATACAGAGCCTGAGTAGTCAGAACAGTGTCAGGCACATCGCTACCAACAGAAATCGTGTTATACGCAGTGGTCATCTGACCAAGAGTTAACGTCAGAGCGGTGTTCTCTTCGTATGAACGCCAATAAGCATTCGTTGCACGGTCAATTCCGCCGACAACACCCGAAGCCTCAACGAGGTTACCGAGACCGTTCCACGAGTTGGATAGAGAACCGTTGCCGAAGAACATGACGTTAAAGCCTTCCTTCATTGACTCTTCAGCCTGCATGATCTTTGCTTCCAAAAGGTTGATCAACTGCTGTTCGCCGTTGTTCTTAGCCTCTTCGATTCCTGAAATAGCGATTGAAACAGCGTACTGCTTCCAATCGAATTCAGCGGCAGAGATGCCAGTCTGAGCGGTGAGGTTAATGCTGTCGTAGCCACTATATGGCGCAACAGTTGTGTTAAGAGCGTGAACCAAAGGCTCAACGATCTTTGTACCACCATTGACCATACGAATACGGCCCTTATTCATCAACCAATAGGTTAATGGACGTGCGGTGAACACGTTGTCTGCCAACGTCTTGCGATAGTTCGCAAGCGTTGTGGTCAAAATTGCATCAAAGTTTGGGTTAGACATGATTAGTCCTTTTAGGGGTTAGGAGACGCCGTGAGTTCTCTTCGCAGAGTTCCAAGCATCAGAGATTGTGCGAATGGTGCCGACTTCGTTTTTGCCACCTTTAGCAGACGAAGCACCTGAAACAACAGATGCTGCGCGCTTACTCTCAACAGTTTTCGACTCTGCGGAATTTTGTTTTCCACGAGTACTCACCCTGTCAAATGCAAGTTGCTTAAAAACGCCTTCTAGGTCAGAGTTGTTGTTCGCGACAGCAAACGCCACCACTTCCCTAGCATCGAAATCTTCACCATACTTGGTTTGCAACCGACTGATCTCCACTTGAAGTTCCTGCTGTGCTTGCGCCTGTTCGAACACGCTTACGCGCTTTTCGAACTCTTGTAGACGCTTAGCCATCGGATCAACCTCGTCAAAGCCATCCCCAAAAAAATCATCATCGTTCACCATTTGCTGTGCCTCCTTATTAGAAACACCATAATGCGACGACAGTAACTTTAAAGTTCCTGCTGGGTCGTTATCCAATGCTTGCTTAATAGCAGTTGCCCATTGAAGTTCATTCTTTTGCGTTGCAAGTTCTTGTGTCTTTCGGGTATAATCCGATTGACGCGAATAACCTGCTACAGCCTCAGACAACAAAACGTCCACATCTTCGCCATCAACACGTACGGTAATGTAATGATCACCTAACTCATTGATGTCTAAACGAGAAATTTCACTATC